TACAATTTACAACCGAGTAAAAAACATAATCCCCGTCCTGAGTTATTGTGTATGTAATGTCTGGTATGTTTGTAGGCGTGTTACTATTAAAATTATTTGAGTTTGTAGTAGATAGAACCTCTGCTTTGAAGTAGCTGATTGATGCTGTTGGTAATGTGTGATACCCTTTTGTCCCGCTTCCATCGGTTCCGTAGTATTTATCATTCCCAGCACTATTCGTATCATTTACAAGCTGCAAACTACCACTGTCATCTTCAATACTATTTTTTATTGCTGTTTTGTCTCTTTTTAGGTCTAATGCTGTTTGAGTTGCTGTGCTTACTGGTTTGTTTGCATCGCTGGTATTAGTAGCGTTACCAAGCCCTACATTTGCCTTTGTTGTTCCGTGTGGGTTTGTTCCGTCGTCCAGCGTTAATTGGCTATGGCTTGAGCCTGTTATTGTCGTAAGTGAATTAGCTATTTTTGTACGTTCTGCACTTGTTAAAAATAAATTTAAAGTCCCCTCTGTAATATTATCCGAGTCGTCCGAAACCTTATCAAATACATCAACGCCAACAGTGACAACAAAAGACTCGTTTGCACCTGAGTTAATTTTGCTTATAGTTATTTTGTTGGTAGTTCCTGTAATTTTACTGTCAAGAAAACCCTCAGTCGTATCAGTTACCGATGCTTTTACTTTGTCGTTTTGGTCTGAACCTGAAGTAAATGTAACAACCCCCGCATCATCCTTCTTCTTTTCAATACCGTCCGTGTCTAAAAAGATATTATAATATCCAGTTGGAGGGGTTGCCACCAAGTTTTGATTAATTATTTCTGTTTGTAATACTCCCATTAGTCAATTATTATAATTCCATTATTAATTATCAAACCGTCATTTTTTAATATTCCATTATGAACTCCAAATTCACCTCCCGAATCAATTTCAACGGTTACACTTGCATCAATTGTCATCATCTTATAGCTAAGGTACTGAAAACAATTTTCAACTGTAATATCATCACCCAATTTAAGATGATTTTGTATTCCAATTGATGCTGCACCTGACCCTGATGGTATTGTATAATTTCCTTCACCATCAAGATATGTTGCAGGGTTGTTTGATAGTTTTGGAGCAAAACCATGTTCTGATATTGAAACATTATTTGTTGTAATATCAGAAACAATTAAATTTGCATCACTTGTATCATGTGGATTTGCAAGATCATTCACATGATTTGTCAAAGCTGTTTGCAGTGACAAAATGTCGTTTGTGTTTTCCTCAAGTTGTTTTGAAATCTCATCAACTGATGAATCCCAATTCACACCATTGAACATATAAACACCTTTTGAATAAAAGTTTCCTCCCATTCCTCCAGGCAACCAAAATGTTCCCTGTGAATTTTCAACATATGCAAGATCACCAGTTGCAGCCGTTGGATATTGAGTGACAAGATCAGTGTAATTAATAAAAACACCTAAATGTGTTGATCCTGCACTCCCTAACTTAAAAAAAAAAAAAGTGCTCAACTCGTAAAACAGAGTGGCTTTGTCATTGATTGGAGTTTCCGTTCCATCCTTTCTGACAACTTTTATAACCTCATCAACCTTGAAAACGTGTTGTTGAGAGCTTGATTTGTCTCTCACATGCACAGAATCACCCTCATCCTCCAACACTTGCATATCAGGATAATATGACATACTTGGACCAACTGTCCTTGTTATGACAACATTTCCATTCTGTAATTTGGTGATGATTGTATCTGCTGCCATTTTTAAGGGATTACTATGTTTGAAAATTGATATCCTTTATCAGTTTCATTCATTTTCACCTCAGTTTTATACCCTCCGATATCTTGACCTGTTAATAGCTGCACTCCCTCACAAACACTGACATCAAATGTAACTCTGCCCATTATGACTGATGAGCCGTCCTGAGTGTTCTGAGGTTGCTCAATTGCAATGTCAACAACTGTCACTCTGTTGAGTGATGGTCTTGGAAATGCTAATGTCATATATTGAGGAGATTCCAAAATTGCTCTCACAATTCCCAACAATCTGTGCAATTTTATCGTTGCAAGTTTATCTCCTCCATCAGTTGTAGTTGATTTTGCTTTTGCATATACATCAATATTGTATTTGTATGTTCCTGTTGAATTTTTTGCATCCTCATTTCCATATGATCCTGATGCAAAAGTGACATTCAAACAAGGGATATCAGTTTTGTCAAATGGGACAAATCTCTCAAGAAAAACAGTTGCATCAAGTTCAGGAGTTGCAGGTGCAATCAATGCTTGTGCTGCAATCTCATCTGCTAAGATAAAACCAATCCTATCTCTGACAATTTCAAACTGTTGTTCAGGTATTTTGAGATTCAATAATGCCATTTTTTTCCTGTTTATTCTAAGTCACCCAATATGCAAAGGATAACTCCAATTGTTTCATCGGGAAACATCTCTCTGATAACGTATGTTATTGATGCCCCTGTTGAGTCAATCCATGTTGCTTGATGATTATACAAGGCAACCTCTCCATCTGCATCCCTTACAGGGTAAGATTGATCAGTCAATTGTTTTTCAGAGAAAGATATGTGAGCATTTTTAGTGTTCACAACATTCCCATCATCATCAATTCCAATGTGGTGTTTTGTTGCCAATCCAACAATCTCTGCAACAACCGCTGTTGGAGATGTTAAAGTGATTGCAGTTCCAAAACCGTTCACAGTGTCAGTTGTGATCTGTTGCCAATCTGCTTTGGCTTGATCAACCAAACTCATGACTGATTATTTCTTTTTGTTCTTGTTTCCTTTTGGAGCTTCTTTTTGCTTTTCAACAATCTCCTCCAAAAAACCTCCTGCAACTAATGATTTTGCATCAACAAAATTTTCTGACTTCACAACATCTCCATTTTTATAAATGTTGTTTCCTTTTCCTCCAACCGATAATGCTATTACTTTAAACTTTGCCATCTTTTTATTTTTTAAAAAAAAAGCCTGCCACAATTGACAGGCTTTTTTCAATTTATAAACTAACTAAACAATTATGCTAAAACTTGCACAGTGTACAATTGATCAACTGCAACTGGTATCGCAATACCTGCTGATTTGATTTCAATCACATGTGATGTGTTTCTCTCATCAAGATACTCACCAACAACATATGCTCCTCTTTTTGCACTGATTCCTGCTCCAACATCTGCTTTTTTACCTAACAATTGTGGTACACCTGCAAACCCTAAAACGAATTTTGGATTTTCTGGCATGATCACAACTTTTTTAGTGTTCATGTAAGGGATGTTAGCTGCTGCCTCTGTATCATAATACTCAGGATATGTCCATAATCTGAAAACATATGCACCTGCTGCAACCTCTCCATGAAGTACACCACCAACACTTTCTTTTTGTGGTAATCTGATTGCATCTAAAGATATTCTTCTTATATCTGCTCTCTCTTTTACAACAGTGTTGTTTAAAAATGAGTTCATTGCATCAGATCCAAGAATCACATTGAAGATATTCCCCATTGATTTTCCTTTTGTTCTGATCTCAGTTGCACCATTTTCCAAATCATCATATGGATTTGAAGTTCCTGCACTCCATTGTGCTGCTGCTAATAATGCAACTAATGATGTTGCTTTTCTTTTGAAATCAATATTGTCTCCACTGTTAAGTGTAACAATTCCAGTTTCTAAAACTTGAGATGCTTGCAACTCATAAGATCTCTCAATCTTGTCTTGCAACATTCCTAATTTTTCAACAACTGTGTCCATCCATTGACCGAATGTGATCATGTCAACGGTTCCACTTGTTGTGAAAAGTCTGTCATAAAAATCCAACTCAGTTGCATCAAAATATTCTTTGTAGTAAGGTGGTACAAAAATTTTCTCACTTGATTTTGAGAATTGATTTCTGTTTCCCTCTGTTCCTCTCTCAACATCAACTGCAATTTTTTCAGTTCCTCTTTGAACTTCAATTGAAAGTTGTAATGTTGAAACTTCTTTTGTCGTAAAATACGATCTTAAAAAAGCTTTTGGAGCTGTTCTCTCTTTATAAACTGCAATAAGTGCTTGAGTGAAAACTCCTCTTGCGTCTTGTGTACTAATTTGTGCCATTTTTCTTTTTATTTTTAAGCGTTATCAACGCCAGTTAATTCAAAGGAGTCAACTAGTTTGATTCCCATTGTATCTGCTGCAATTCTGTCTTTGATTGGTCTTGCATCAATGATTGTGTCCATTGTGTCAGCACCATCCAAAACAACTTTTGATTCAACAACATCACCTGCAATGCAAATGTTCACTGTTTTCTCTCCTGTGTCAGCTAAATCAACAACTGATGTTTTCAATATTCCTACAGGGAATTGAGATCCATCAACCGCTGCTGATGCAACTGGAACTAATTTTCCTGATGCAGTCACACGACCCATCAATGTTCCAGGCTCAAAAGTTTTCACACCTCCTGATGCGTTTAATAATGTTCCACCCTCGTATCTGTTTGAAAAAACAAATATTTTTGACACATCATAATCAGTGTGCAGAGTGTTGCTTGTTTTTGATATTTCTGTTGCTTTGCTCATCTCTTAATTATTTTTTTCTTGATTCGTGAAATTCAGCCATGAATGATGCAACTGCTGTTGGCTCATCATCACTGTTTGTCTCTGATTCAGTTTCTTGCTCATCAGCATTGTCAGACTCAATATCTGCAATTGCTTGTGCTGCAAATGATTTTCTACTCAATTCTGCTGTTGCAGTTGCAGACAAATCATGCCCCTCTTTGATTCCTGTTGTAACAGCTTGAAAATCTACATCTCCAAATGCCATCCATGCTCCAACTCGATCTCTCTCTGCTGAAACACCTTTTTGTTCTCCTAATGCAACAACCTCTGCATACAATGCAGGATGATCACTTTTAAGTGCTTTGATATCCATTTTTATATTTGTTTTTGTTTTTACTTGTTTACTTTTTTTGATCTCTTTATCTGATATTGCTGCAATTTGTTGTGACAACTGATCAAATGCACTTGCATCCAACTCATTAATTGTGTCAATCAATCCAATTTGCTTTGCTTGTAATGCATTCAAGTTGATATCAATCACCTCCTCAGAGTTGAAAAAATCATCAATCAAAACTCCTGAGATATTCTCAAGTTCTGCAATATTCAATTTTGCCTCAAACGCTCTTTTTATATTTGCATTTATTGCTTTAAGTTCTTTCGATTGGTCAAGTGTTGGGTTCATTGCTGATGCTCTGTGCAATGTAAATGTTGAAACATTTAATGCCTCCACGTTTTTATGAAACAATAGAAAGATTGCAGCCATTGAGGATGCATTCCCATCAACTTTTACAGTGATGTTCCCTTTATGCTCTTGAGATTTTGCAACCATACCCCAACCTGCAAAGACAGATCCTCCAGGAGAATTGACTCTCACTGTGACATCCTCCCCATCTGAATCATTCAATTGAGAGATAAAATTCTCTGCAACGAAATCAAAAATTGGACTATATATTAAAATCTCTTTTGCCATACTACTCACAAATATAAAAAATATTAGTATAAATCATCTCTTTAAAGATATTTTTTTTGCAATCCCCAAAATGATGTTCTTATTCAATAGATCATAACCTCCTGAATACAAAAACCCATTCTTTGCAAGTAGATCAATTTTTGGTGCAAACATAAAACTGTTTTGATCCCCTCCAATCAATGCTCCAATGAAAAACTGAGTTTTTAATCTCTCAACAACAACTGAATCTTTGATTTGAGTCGTTTCTTTGATCTCAAATTGTTTCACCTTATATGACAAGTTGATAACAGGTTGTGATTTTGATAATGCTGTGATTTTTGCATCCAAGATTGAATCATTGATGTTGAAAATAAATGTGTCAAGTGATGCAATATATTCAGGAGTCAAATAAACTGTGTCAGTGTTTGACGGCTGCACATGCCAATGATGTTTTGCAACCTCTTTGATCACAGTATCATGAGTGATCGTTGTGTCAGTGTATCTCTCAACAACTGTATCTGTGACAACATTTGGATCTTTGCACATACTTAAAAAAAGAATGTAACCAAACAATCCAAAGATAATGATGTGCTCCAATTTAAGATTCATACTTCACATAGTATGTTTGATTGTTGCTGTTCTTTTTAGCAACCAAAATCTCCATTCTGTTTTTTGCAGCACTTACATATGAGACATGCACCCAATCAGGATTATTATCATCGCCAAATTCCCAAATGAGTTGATCAAAACTCATCATGTCCTTTATATAATGAAACATTTGAGCATTTGTTGCATATCCAAATGTGTCATCAATATCAAACGCAGCACCATTGTTTGCACAATGCTGTGAGCTTTTCGCTCCTCCAATTGCCTTATTCAATGCCTCTGATCTGAAGCCACTGTTTATTTTTACAGCCCCACCAACCCAAATCCTCAAAGGATCAAACAATGAGACAGCAAGTGTTGCAATGTTGTTCAATTGCTTTTCATTTGGAACATTATCAATGCCCTTTCTGATTGCTGTATTGCTTTTCGTAACCTCAGACAACCAAACAAAATTGCTAATTTTCATAATTCAAAACAGTTTGTGGATATAAATATTTGATTTCTTTTATGATCTTGTTTCTTTTATCTTTTGACACTTTCTCTGCTTGATACATCCTCCCTAATTCAATATGAACCTCATCCTCATCAACATCCATTTTGTCACTCAAAAGTTTTCTCAACTTTACTTTTTGAGAGTTTTCTTTTTTGTGTTTTATATCATATGCCTCAAAATGATTCTCAACATAATCCTCCAAAAATGGCTCACCAAAAAACCATACACTCACAAGTGTTGCAACAATTGCTGTCATCACTTTTGAAAACTTGACAAACTCACTTTTCAACTCCATCATTGTTTTTTGAAAAATTATCTCTCATTTTATTAAACAAAAACTTTGCAAACAATCCTGCCATTGCACCGAAAAAACCCGTCATGACAGCAATGATTGATTTCATTGCCATTTGCTCCAACAAATGATTTGATACAAGTGCAGACGTTGCAAATCCTAAAACTCCTGATATTGCAAATTCAATTTTATTCGTCATTTTCTTCGGTGTTTGGTACTTCGTTTGTTTCAATTTCAGATGTGATCCCTGCTTGTTTTGACTCCTCAAGTTCTTTTCCATATTGAATTCGGTTTGATTCATAATCACCACCATTCAAAGCCTCCGTTGCTGCCTCTGCTGTTGTCAATGGAAGATCAACTCCACTTTTGCCCAACTTCAATCTCTCTGCTGCAACCTCTTTGACAGGATCAATGTGTGGAACGTTTGCTCCTGTGAATCTAGCATGTTCATATGCAGAAATCCCCATTCCATTGTTCGTTGTCAATAAATTTATATATCCTGGTGCTTGTATTTTATTTTTCAAAACCTCTAATTCCAACCAAAAAGAATAAATCTTTTTGTAGAATTGATCACTGAATTTTTTCCTCTCAACATTCAATGTGTGCTCCCAATCTTTAAGAGCTGCTCTTGATGCACTAAAGCTCCCATTATAAAGAGACAAAGCAACATCAGGAGGTATTCCCATTGCTGAACAAATTCCCTGCACCATAGGTGTGTAAAATTCGTTAAAATGAATGTCAGATTTTGTGTCAGTGCTCACAATCTTTGAATCAACAGGTAAATTGTAAACCTGCTTATTCATTGACACTGCAATGTTGTCTGCTAATTGTTGCCCGTTTATGTCGGTTGCAATCTCTTGTTGTGCATCAACATTGAATGCTTTTGCCATATTACTTTGCATCGGATTCTCACCCGTTGATGCTTGACCATGCTCAATGAAATAAGGAATTTTTGCTCTCTCCTCTGCACTCCCAACTGTTGCCTCCTTATATCTGTCAAGTTTTTGAAGTGTCTCCAATGTTGTTGCAATCAATGGGATGCCTCTGTTGTCATCCAATCTGTACTTTAAACCATACACCATGAATGCCATCTCTCTCCCCATCTTCGCTCCCTTTGCTCTGATAGTTTTGAAAGTTCCATCAGCTTGTTGCACCCAATATTTCACATGCTCACCTCTTTTATTTGTCTCAATACCGTTTTTCAACTCATGAGATTTTGGAATCTTAACATTGAATAAAGGGTTTTTGATATGTCCTCCATCAATCAATTCAATTTTCAAATTACCTTTCACAACTCTTTGAACAACCAAAACATCTCCTCCAACAAGTGCATTCAAATATGTTGTGTTTGCAATTGTGTTCAAATTATTTAAGTCACTAAAATCTGTTGATTTTTGCTCACTAAACAACTTGAAACGATCCTCAACAGATTTTGAAAAATTATCTTTGTCAATTTTCACTCCCTCAGATTGCAACACACTCACAACAGGCTCAGATTGCAATTTCAATCCTCCTCCGATCACCCACAACACAAATTTTTTGATTGCAGTTTGTGTGATTTCGTTGTCCAAATAACTTTGCCAACTCCTCAACCTCAAACTCCTATAATCTAAATTATATTTGAGAGGTGCTCCCAATTCACCTGAGTTTTTCTCTCCATCATATGAAATATTGAATAATGGTCTGTAAGAACTACTTGCAGAGGGAGTGAATTTTTCCTCCTGCACTGTATCAATTATGTTCTCAGATGTTGGACTGAAAAACCCAAAAAAACTATCTTTAAATCCCATTTTTATCTCCTTAATGAACGTGAATCAACCATCCTCACAACATAACCATTCAGCCTGTTGACATATATCTGCCTCATTTTCTCAAAAGCATGGATGGACTTGAAAATCTCATCTGTCCCTTTATACGTTGTTTTTATTTTGCTCTGACCATCATCCAACCAATATTCCTCAATATTATCATTTGCTGCACTTGAGAGAGCTGTGTCCTCAAGTGCTGCAATGATCAAATCAATCTTTGCAATCTTATCGCATAAATCTGATGAGCTTTGAATGTATATGGCTGCACTCTCATATTCTACCATATAACAAATGTACAAAAAAAATGATATTACTTTATGCCACCAGTAAACAAAAATCTCAATCTATTGGATAAAGTGCCTTTTGGCATTGGAACAAAGCCCTGATATTGATTTTTGATTTGCTGAGAAAGATCTGCTCTTTGTCTCAATTTAAAATTTGATAAAAGCTCTGTAATTTCATCAGTCAATTTTTGTTGCCATTTTTCAGTCTTAAACGGGTTCAAAACTTTTCCTTTGAAAACATCTAAAATTTCAACACTCTCTCTTTTTGTTTGTTCGTTAACTTGCATTTGATTTGGTATTTGATTTATATAAAATTGATTAATTATTCACTTTGAAATTCTGCACATGCAATCTCCAATGCCTCAGGATATGAATGTGTACTCCACAACTCAATTGCCCTGTCTGCAATTCTGCATCTGTCCATCATTGCTTTCTGATGAATCTCAGACGCTTTAATGATCTGAGTATCATATTGCTCAACTTGCATTGGTGCAGCCACTACATAAAGACATTTTTTTAATCCTGCTGACTTCATTTCTGCTTGAAATTGCCAAAAATCACCATGTTTTTCATGCACCTCATGATACATCCTACTGAAATGACCATCCCAACTCACACAACATTTCATCTCCATTGTCATCCTTTCATCCTTATATGTGCAAATACCATCACCTGATGCACCTCCATTTTTATAATCTCCAAAATGCTCAAAACCCAACTCCTCAAAATCTTTAATCACACCATCATTGATCAACTGTTGAATCAATAATGGCTCACTATCTGTTCCATGTTGCATCGCTTTTGATGATGCACTCATGCTCCTCAAACCTGTCAATCTTTCTTTTCCTACATTATAAATGTACTTTTCAGCAGTTGCACCAAAATCAACAGTTTTCTCAATCCTGCCCCATTGCATTTTTGATGTGCTCCTGCCACAATTCATCAAATCCTTAATCTTTGATCCTGTGAACCTGCCTTTTCGTTTCTCCAACCATTCCTCAGTTCGTTGCAAGTCATTTGAGTCAGTTGGATCAAATGATCCAACCATCTCAAAATCACTCCGTATTTCTTCAAACTTATTCACTTTTTTCCTCTTTTTTATACTTGACACTGAATCCAAAATCATTACTCACTGATCTTGCAACGTTTCTCCCAAACAAATTGCCCAATGTCTCAAGTGCGTTCCCTATTGCCTCACTACGAACAGCAGGGAGACAGTATTCAAGTGCATTTGCTTTTTTACCCTTTGGAAATTGATCAACCTTTGATCCTGAGTCACACTGAACAGGCTTTGATGCTGATCCTGTGAACAAAATATGATCACCTCCAGGATAGTCAGGCAAAGCAGTGATTTTAACAGTGCAAACAATCTCATTGAGCACATTCATATACTTTTCCTCACACACTTCCCAATTTCTGAAAATACGGTCTGCCAATGCTTGTTTGACCTCAATTGGCTCATATGCTGCTGATTTACCACCTCCCAATCCTCTCTCTTTTAACCAAGTTGCAGAGGGATTTGCAGTTAATGCCAATTTATATTCCTCAATGTCTTTGTACCTGTAATATTCTATTTGTTC